GGGAGATGCACTGCCAAGTGCATCTCCCTGAGAGGTTGACGGATTACCGTCGTCTCTCGGGTTAGATTTAGGTGAGAATGTACCGTTACGGGAAGTTATGAGTTCCCCGACGGTATTGTATCTCTCACTTGGATCTCCCACGAGGCCTTACGGCCCACCATCCCATTAAAACGGGATGGACCACCTCAGCTTGATGTTGACGGCTTGAGGACGTCCTGAACGTTCCAAGTGCTCCTTGTCAGCGTCTGGCAAAACGCCGAGTTCACGATTTCTCGTGTTTAGGAGAATCTTGAGCAAGGCACCAGATCCATCCAATCTATTGATTGGGGATTTGGCGTTTACTACATACCCCCTGACTAAGGGTCTATGTAGCTGCTTGCACATCCTTTCTGGCTCATAACTCAGAAAGGAGTGTCGGCCTTGCACGGGTGAAGACGGCTCCACAACCGGAAAATAACGAATTATCTTCCGGATGGCGTCATCTAGCCATTTCACTGTACCCCAGTAACCAGAAAAGTACATCTGGTTACGGAAGGATATCAGAGAAATAACTCCCGTCGCGTTCATCCGATGTGTAGGGAATTCTTGACGGAACTTGACGATACTAACGTCATGTCCAGCAAAGTACTCCTTACCGCAAGACTCTCTGAACCTACCGGTCCAGAAGGACTTGGCAGTATTAACCTGAGCACCAAAATGCTCAAGCATACTGACAACGGAACGCACATGTTCTACGGGGACGATAATATCGTCTCCATAGACGCGCACCCGTCCAACGTATTCCTTTAGGATACGTGGACAAAGTGAGGTGTTGAGATCCTTTTCGATCCCAAGAAAGATGATGGTAAGAAATACCATCGCCTCGATTGGGAAGCAAAGGTCTGAACCCATACACGCGAATTTGGCCATGCGAATAACGCCATGGCCATCTACATCAGCCTTCCGTGATCTGCACGCATCAACCGCCCCATGCAAATGAGGGTGGTCGCGGAACATTTCACGTACGAGCTGATTCGAGACACGATCGGAGGCTTCACTTAGATCAAGTGTAGCCAGTCCCTGGAGCAGGGACCCTTCTTCGGCCATACGCTGATTAGGCGTCTGGTCGTCGAAACCGAGGAAGGATGAAAGGTAGTCACTCCCGCGTTTGCGGGATCCTTTCAGAGCTTCCCGTATCAACGGGCTGATAGCCTTCTGCGCATACATCATGGCAGTAGGCTCCATCCCGATGATTCGAGGTGTCTTGAGCGTTTTAGGAACGGTGATAACCTTAACGGGTATCTCCGAACCAGGTTCGAGCATGTCGATCTCTTCCAATTGGTTGTAGTAAGACCAATTGGGGAGAAGCATTTCCCCCATGGGGAAGTACTTCTCGAGACGGGCGGGCCAGGTAGACTGCAAGAACTTATTGTTTCCAATAAGTCCATCTGCAGTCGATCCAGGACCGTGCTGTGGAAAGAGTTCATCACCATCGTAGATCTTGCGATCCACAATGGTAAGCTCTTTACGATACAGCAACGCGGACATGCGCCGGAAGGCCTCGATGTCAATCGGGGTTCTCTGGCTGTCCGCTTCCCTGACATGCTGCTCACACTCGACCCACCCACGCAAAGCATCGCGCACCCTTGTATCGCTACAAGGGAGCTCGATCTTGCTATACATCAGCGTAAGCTGACGAATAGCAATGATTGCATCGATGCATGGTGAGTCGAGCAACACACCACTAGTTCGGTCGAACACACGATCGAGGAAACCTCCGAGAAATCGGGGGAGACCTCTCTTCCACTGGAAACCAGTGAAAGAACGGCGATCGACCACGCCTTGGTCAAGACTTTTTTCGAAGTCCTTTCCAAATTGTGGTAGGGTTATCGTCAAAAACGATAACCCCTCGTGTTCAACACGACCAAGGACTGTTTTGCAGTCCATGGTGGCGCTAGTGCAACACCAAGTGGCCGATTCATTGGCCACCTTCTGCCAGAGCAACAGTAGGCTTTTCATAGTCCCTCCTAATAGAGGTGGCTAGTCCTAGCCTACAGCTGTTGATTCAGTAGACAGAATGCGAGGTCGTTGACTTTATCTTCAACGGCTGTTTCGCACCTTTTCGGGGCTTTCTGTGAAAGTCCCTTAAAGTCACGATCGATACAATAAGTAACGTCGTGAACTGTCTGGATCAGGAACACAATGATCAACACCCAAAAGATGACCAAAACAGTAATGGCCACCGTGAGGGCGAAGTCCAGAGTGTTCCCCGCTAGCGAGAGTTTGCGCTTTTTCCTGTGAACAGGAGCCCAACGACGAAGATAACCGTCCGAAAGACGGTAATCAGAATCGTCAGGATTCTTATCACGAGGAGGGCGCTCACTCAGCTTTCACCACCAAGAAGCTTGGTGATGAGCGCGTCCGAAGTGGCAGTAAACGCCGCCTTAAAGCCGGCGTAGACTGCAAGAGCCTCGGTATTCGTATACCCTGCAACAGGCACGTCGAAGACGATGTAGTTACTCATCGAAACCTTCGTGTTCTGTGCGGGGATGAACGGATCCGCGGTCAACTTCGAGTGATCCAACCTCAGGACCCGCCGCGTCCTACGCCCATAGGCATGGGAAGCGGAGAGGGCCACGAGGCCGTCAGCACTCGCGTACGAGCTTTCGTTCTTCCCCACAGATGTGCGAGGAAGAGAGATCGCCGTACCCGAAATGGTGACGGACTGAGGGTCTGAAAACGCCATAGGCGTGCTCCTTAGGTCTGGACCGTACTTACAAAGCACGGCCCGGTGTTTTACAGCAGTGTAACAACTGCTTACTACGACCGGGATAAACCGAGCGCAGCAAGTATGGAGAGTCGGAAGGGTGACAAAGTCTCCCAACTGATTCCAAAACCAAAGGGGTTTGCTCGCTTTCTTATCTTTGTCTCAGTGACAAAGCTCAGAGGCGAAGCAACCGTTCCGTCCTTAAGGCCGGATTGGCTGCTCGTAAAGGTTACTTTATGTATCGTATGACACATGATGTAACCGTACGGCATAACCAGGCCATCGGTGATCGCGTCAGATAGGTTGGAAACAACCGATCCGGCGTTAGAAAACCAATCGACAGCCCAGCTCCAGGGTGCTAAGTTCCAGAGTGTTTCTGGCGTAAGTGAGAGACCAAAAAGTTTCTTGGCCTCTAATGCATGACGGCCCATCGAAGACCGGGAGTCACTTCCGGTTGGTAGATGGTACGTAAATGCACCTGAAAACCACTTACGTTGGACGACCTCCGTCGTCCTAACCCAGCGCCCAAACTCCACATCACTAAGAAACGAAGTATCGGTCGGGTCGAACCAAGGGTTCGCCTGACCGGACGTTTCTGTGTGAGTGGTGTTCTGTAATGGGAAGTTGTATCGACGTCTTACGACCTTGCCAGCGTCACGCTCGTACTGTTTTAAAACAGCATCAGCGTGCGTAACGGCTTTGGCAAATGATGAAACATCATTTACCAAAGGTCGCCATCCGAATTGAATGTTGAGATAATCATCGCCCGCACCGCGGGCGCGATTAGTGCGATCTTTCCAGGTCGCACTGCCTACACGATGTGGAATACCATCGCGAAGCAACTCACCAAGAAAAACGGATGCGTCGGCAACTGAGTTCGTGGGCTTACATATGGCTACAGCATCAGCCCCGTCGATATATAGTTGCGAGTTACTCGGAACTATTGCGGCGGGGAATTGCTGTACATATGGATCCACGGGGAAGACCGGTCCAGAGTAGATTCTATTACTAGAACCACGCTGAACCTGCATAAGTTGTTCACGATCGTTTCCGATCATGTACGACTTTTGCGTAAAAAAGTCTCCTCCGAGGTCCTCTTTCGAACCCTTAGAACGGGAACGAAAAGGATGCCCTTCCGACACAGTAATCTGTGTCCCGAAACGGGGGTCATGAAACTTCCGCTGATGAGCAGGAAACAGAGGATCATCAATGATGTACTCTGTTGCCTTATTCGCCTTCCCGATAGGGAAAGCGATATCTCTTCTGCGGGTTTTAGGACCCTCTCCCGGCATTACAGCTCCTCTGGTGGATTGATTGGATCGATTAGATCCAGGTGTCGTTGCACTGCGTGCGGGCCCCAACT